AAATTTGTCACATTCTTAGAGAAATACTATGAATGGCTGGAAACTACAAATAGCGTTTCCTTTGAAATTGATGCATTACGTAATGCAAATGACATTGATAGTTCCGATGACTATTACATTGAACAACTAAAGAAGGATTTAGCTCCTTATTTTCCTCAAGAAATTGTAACCGACAAAAGACTATTTTTAAAACTAGTCACTCAATTTTATAAGTCCAGCGGAACACAAGAATCTGTCAAGTTTCTTTTTAGAGCCTTGTATGATGAAAATATTGATATCTACTATCCGAAAGAGGATATTTTAAAAGCGTCTGATGGTAAATGGGTATTGCCTTTAGCACTTAGAATTGATACCGACGATAATAATATTTTCAATATTGCAAAAACTCTAATCACTGGTCAAACATCAAAAGCTACTGCGCTTGTTGAAAAAGTAATTCAATCTGTTGACCGTCAACTTGGTATTACATATACAGAAATTTATGTATCAAATGTTAATAGATTGTTTACCACTGGAGAAAGAATAACAGCAACATATGTTGATGAAGATACTGGTCTGAATGTTACCGTTGGCGGCCGCTTAATTGGCGCACTATCAGAGATAAAAATTAATCCACTAAACAGAGGTCTTTTTTATAACGCATACGATCCCGATTCAATTCCTTCTTATCTTGGTGACCCAGTTAGTATCGTTGGTGGTTTAAATCCTGTAGCTAATACTCCAGTTGGTGCGGTTGCACATGTTGGAGTAACCACAAAAGGTGGTATTACCGATATCATTGTTGAAAAAGGTGGGTTTGGTTTCAGAGATCCAGCAATAAATTTAAATTCATCAATTATTGATTTTAAAGGTGGATTTGATGGTGTAGCATTTGGTACTGAAGCTAAAGCAACCATCAATTTGTTGGATACTTCAATATCAAGAAAAATAAATGTATCCAATATGGCTGTTGATACTTTAGATGGTTATTTTTCTAAAATTTCAAGAGTACTAACTAGCGTTTCTATTGTGGGATCAAATGGTTATTTCTCAACAACAACTTCATACTCGGGAAATCTTACAGTTGGAAATGCAGTAACTGCTTATGGAACATTGACAGGAACTGGAACAATTGCTGACTATTCATCAACAACTTTAACTGGTGTTGTAATTGAAGGATCAAATGGTTATTTTTCAACCACATCATCGCCATCAACAATTACCGTTGGTGATCCAGTTAGCATCTCAGGAACTTTTACTGGAACCGGAACAATTTATAATTATTCATCCGGAACAACATATTACATTAAGACAAAAAATTCTAATTATTTTTCCTTATCCGAATCTATTGGTGGGGCTGCAATCACATCACTCAATGGAACAACAACAGGTTTAACTTTTCAAACAGGAAAATTATATTACGTAAAAACGCAAGCCGGTGGTCCAGGAGCAAATTTCTTTTCTTTATCAGCAACTGTTGGTGGGGCTGCAATCAGTACCACATCAGGCACAACTACTGGTCTCACTATTACGGCAAATAAAGAAACACAAACAATTTCAAGTTTATCTACATTTGATGAATTTCCAGTTTTTCCAATTTCTTTTGTTGTAGTTGATGGATCAGGTGGTGGATATCGTCAAAAGCCATCTGTAGAAACTTATAGTTTTTATAATGAAGATTATCCTGATAGTGAGGTATGTACTGGACGAACAATCGTAAAAGGAACATCGTTAATAAATGATACTACGCCAGGAAAAAATTTAACGGATTCTTTTGAACCCGGAGATTATGTTAGATTGTTTATCAATAATAAATTTGAAGCAATTCGTGAAGTGTTGTATGTTGACGCAAACAATTTATATTTTTCCGAGGCGTTTCCAAATGATTTAACAAACGTATCAGTTTATAAAATTTTAAGAAACGATTTGTATAAAATTGGATCGCTTGGTAGAATAACAGTTAACAATGGTGGCACTGGTTATGCTAATGGCGATATTCTAATTTTTACTGGTGGTTCTGGATATGGTGCAAATGGATATGTAAATGTTTCTTCTGGTGTAATTACTTCAGTTACTATTAATAATCATTCTTCAAATGCTTTTGTTATTGGCGGAGAAGGATATACAAGAGATTCATTGCCATCAATTAATGTTCAATCAGTTTCTGGTACAAGTGCTAATTTGACGGTTGCACAAATAACGGGTGATGGTGAACAGTACGGACTAACCACATCAAGAATTGGCGCAATAACATCATTGAGAATTAGTAGTTTTGGTTATGATTATGTTGAGGCACCGACAGTCTCTTTGAGAAATGCTGATATAGTATTGAATAGTGTTACTGAAGGACAATTGTTTGTACCAAATACCGCAATTTATCAAGGCACATCAAACAGTAGTTCTTCATTTAGTGCAACAGTAGATTCTTATACTTCCGCAACTACAACACTTAGAATATTTAATTATCGTGGCGTTTTTGATGCAACTAAAACTATCAAGTCGGATGATGGAACAGTTACCGGAAATGTAACATCATCGTTATTTTATGGCGACGGTAACGCAAAAGCTACAGCAAACTTTGAAAATGGTTTGATTCGTTACCCCGGCATTTACTTGAATACCGATGGTCAAATTAGTGCGGATAAGAGGTTGCAAGACGGCGAAAAATATCATAACTTCTCATACATCATTAAGTCACAAACCGACTATTCTAAGTTTAAGAAACCACTAAACGATATTGTTCATCCAGTTGGAACAAAAACTTTTATTACTAAAATTGATGATAATGAAGAAATGCTGACGCACGTTAATACTTCATCTTTTATAACAATTACATCTCTTGCTGATACTTACAATATTGCCAATGGTTCTAATAAAATTATTACTACAAATACCAGTGCAAATCTACAAGCAACGGTTAATGTTGGTGATTTAATTATTCTAGCGAATGTCCATAGAACATTGCAAAATACAGTTAATGTTGTTTCTGGCTCAAATATCTTGTTTGGTGCGGCTAATAGCGTCAACTTTATAAATGACCTGCAGGACGGTGATACGATATATTTGTCAACGGGTAATACGGTATCAATTAAAGAAGTTACAAATTCTTCTTTTGCTATACTAGACACTATAATTAATGTAACATCAACTTCAGCGACTGTTAATTTGGTTTATACGGCTACTGTCAGGGCTAATTCCAGAAATGCAAATACTATTTTTGCAAGTAGCATATTTACATCAAACGGCAGCAATTTGAGCGCAACCATTCAAAAAGTTAGATAAATAGAAACATGTCAGCACTCTTAACAAAAAATTTCAAAATATTAATGGCGGAACAAGTCTATAACTTGTTGGACTTGGGTGCAAACGCATATTTGCCCGCCGCAAAAAAATCTTATTTGTATGCTTTTTTTGGCAGACATTTACCATGGAATTCAGGAACCGAAGTGGAAGGATCTCCATCGGAAACGGATTCGGCTATAAATGATTATTACAAACGTGGAGTTCTTGCAAAACAAATATCTTTGGAAAATGCATCTCTTGTTATTCCTAGAAATGATTGGACGTCCAACACAATATATAATACGTATGAAGCCAACACAAATTATTATATAATAAATTCTAAGGATCAAGTTTTTAAGTGCCTTTCAAATGTTTCGCCAGGTACAGCTTCTACAGTATCACCAGAATTGACGCTATCAACAACTTCACTAGAAGAACCTTATGTTGAGACTTCCGATTTTTATAAATGGAAGTATATGTACACATTAACATCTATACAAAAGCAAAAATTCTTAACTGATGATTGGATGCCTGTATCAGTAAACAAGTTTGTAAGAGCCGCAGCCGAACCAGGCTCAATTGATATTGTGACGGTAACAAATTCTGGTAATAATTACACAGATGGCACTGTACAAAATATCATTACAATTGATGGCGATGGCACAGGCGCAGTATTGAAAGCCAACGTTTCTGGTGGTAAAGTACAAAATATAGTTATTCAAAATCGCGGAAATTACTACACTTACGCAAATTTAACTTTTACCGATGTTAGTGGTGGCATAGGAACATTGGCAGCCGCACAAGTTTCAATTGCTCCACATAATGGACACGGTTATGAACCGACTTATGAGTTGGGTGGTTCTACAATAATGTTTAACGTGGAATTTGACGAAGATGAGGGTGGAGTATTACCGGTTGATAATGATTTTCGTGAAGTTGTAATTTTACGAAATCCATATCTGTATAATACAACAACATTAGCTACCGGACAAAAATATTCTTTATACACTCTTGTTAAAGTTTCGCCAGGTGTTGGTGACTTTAACAACGATGAAGTTGTTTATCAAGGAACAACATACGCAAGTGCAACATTCACCGCTGATGTAATTTCATTTAGTGAAACTCCAAATCTTTTATATCTAAACAATGTTCGCGGAACTCTACAAACAAATCAAGCGATTAGAGGCTTACAAACAGGCGCTATTCGCATCGTAAACACAATTACAAACCCTACTCTTGATTTGTACTCTGGAAAGATATTATACATATCAGATAAACTACCAATTACAAGAGACCCAGCCCAAACCGAACGAATTCGTTTCATTTTGAGTTTCTAAACGAGGAATAAATGACTGCTACTTTTAACTACGATCCATACTATGATGATTTTGATGAAGATAAAAACTTCATGCGTGTTTTGTTTCGTCCTGGATATTCGGTTCAAGCCCGTGAATTAACACAATTACAAACCATATTAGCCAATCAAATTGAAAAGTTTGGCAATCACATCTTTAAGAGTGGTAGTCCAGTTGTTGGCGGTAAAGTTTCATTAGACAACAAAGCAAATTATATTGTTTTATCTGCTCAATATAACAACTTAGACGTTGATGCTACACAATTCTTAAACAAGACTATTGTTTCATATAACTCATCAAAAATAATTAGAGCAAGAGTTATTGCAATTGATACATCAACAGCAAATCCAATTCTTATTATAAAATATTTAAGTGGTGAAAGATTTTCAGAATCAGACGAAATTCGTGTTTATGGTCAAGAAATTTATGCACAACTAAGATCCACCGCGGCTGTTGGTGGTTCTTTCGTTGCTAAATTACAGGAAGGTATATACTACTTTAAAGGACAATTTGTAAAAGTAGTTCCTCAATATTTGGTTGTTGAAATTTTTTATCGCATAGGATATAATACAACAACAATTAATGTGAATCCATCATTTAAAATCGGTATTGAATTTACAGAAACTATTGTTGATGAGATTGATGATACTTCTTTATTGGATCCAGCACAGGGCGCATTTAACTATCAAGCACCAGGAGCCGAGCGTTTTGCAATTCAAACCTCACTCTCAAAGAGAACATTAGATTCTGCTGATATTTCTACATTCTTTGAAATCGTTCGTCTTGTTAATGGTATAAAAACAAAAGAAATTGACTATCCAATCTATAGTGAAATTGAAAAAACATTAGCACGCCGTACATATGATGAATCGGGAAACTATACAGTGGATCCATTTGTTATTTCGCTTGATGAAGGTGATAGTGCTAATGGCAAATTTAACGTTGTTTTAGATCCAGGTAAAGCATATGTAAGTGGATACGAATTTGAAACTATTGCTCCAACAATTATTGAAGTTGACCGAGCGAGAGATGTTTCCACCGCCAATTCTGATTTACCAACAAACTATGAAAGTAGTTTGGTTCTAGCAAACGTTCGCGGAACACTTGATATTTCCACATTCCCATCTTTGGATATTCATTCCGTCGATGTTGCAAATATTAGTCTATCAACAACTGCAACATATAATTCTACCAAAATTGGTACAATTTATGCAAACATGATTCGCTATAATGATTCAACAACTTCATCAAATGGAAGAAGTCACAGTCATGTAGTGAATACTTTTGGTGCCAATACTGTTCCAATTACAGGAACATTAGCCGCAGCTGGATCATCTGCTACCACAATTGCAATTCCTGCCGCATTCAATGCTGGTTTGCCATTAAATGCATATGCAAACATGTATTTTCAAATTACCAATGGTTCTGGCGCTTCATTATCACCAATTCTAATTACAAGTTCAAATACTCTAACTTTCAATTTAGCATCATCATTAACTTTTATTCCGGGGTCAAATACTTTTACAATTCAATCTGACATTAAAAATGCAGAATCATTATCTCAAAATGGTGGATCGTATATTCAATTTGCCGGTAATATTGATACAGATTCAAAAGATCCAACTACAGGATTTGTTTCTATTAGTGAACCAGCAAGAACAAGTCTTGTTTTTGAAACACCATATGAAGCAATCAAAGCTAACACAATTAGCAATATGGACTTTCAAGTTAGAAAACTATATTCAAATAGACCAACAGAAACAACTAGCGGTATAATTACTGTAACAGCTTCTGGCACAGATACGTTCTCGTTCTCATCTGGTGATCCACTTACCAATTCACAGATTCAAGACAATATAATTTGTTTTGTTCGTGCCGACAGTGCAAGTAATAATCAATATAATATTGCGCCTAATACAGTTCTTAGTTTATCACAATCTGGTTTTGTGGTTACTCCGATATCAGCATCTCAGTTTTCAATTAATGTGAAAGCTACGGAAACAATTAGAGTTGATTTGCTCATAAAAACAAAAATTAATAACGCTGAAGATGGCTCAACTGGTGTCACAAAGCGTAAACAATTAGTACCAATTACAGGCGGAACAGATTTACATTCATTGATTCCTTATGAAATGAATACTGCTGGAACTGAAGGAACAACTGTTCTATATTCAGCAAATACATCCGGCGAAGTAACATATTTTTCAGGTGGTGCTGTATTCAAAAGTATCGGCGCAACCAACTTTGATAACGGCGCTGTTTTAACAGATTTAAGAACTCCGGGCAAAGTAGTTAGTTTGCAAGTTCCTGATGTGTATGAAATTATTGGTATCTATGATTCTAAAAATACAGGATCAAATGTAACATCTGCTATGCTGACAATCGCAACGAATGATATTACATCAAACTATGAATTTGACAATGGTCAACGCAAAACACATTATGACCACGCAACAATTAAATTGAAACGTGGTTATTCCGCACCTGTAGGAAAAGTATTTGTACAGTATAGATACTTCAAGAGTTTGTCTGGATTTGCCGGACTATTTGATGTTGATTCATATACAAAAGGTTCAAACATCTCTTATGATGAAATTTCTAAGTTTGATAATAAAGAAGATAAAAAACTTATTCCTCTAAGAGGCGCATTTGACTTTAGACCGTACAAAACAATTGGTGACACAACTCTATCTGGTGCATTAAATCCTGAGCCATTAGAAAATATTACAATGGATTTTGATTATTTCTTGCCAAGAATTGACCAAGTAGTTGTTAAATCTTCTAGAGAAATTGGAGTGTTAAAAGGACAATCAGCAGTTGTTCCAACACCACCTGCAGTGAATCCTAAAGATATGTTGATTTATACATTGTATATTCCAGCATATACAGAAAGCGTTAAGGATATCCGCGCAGACTTTAAGAATCATCGCAGATATACAATGAGTGACATTCAAGCGTTTGAGGACAGAATTCGTGGACTGGAATATTATGTTGCATTAACAACATTAGAGAAAGATGCAGCCTCAACAAAAATTCTGGATAACAATGGACTTGAGCGTTCAAAGTATGGTATTCTTGTTGATAACTTCACATCAAAAGATTCACAAGCTACTATTTCGGATGTGGATTTGGATAACAGAAACTTGATTGATGCTGGAAGATTGTATCCAGCTTCTTTAATGAGAACTGTGTCATTAGAAGCAAATACATCATTAAGCACTGGCGCAACAAAAATTGTCGGTGTTGGTACTAAAAAAGCGTTGATGCTTTCATACACCACAACCGAATTTGCAAAACAACCTTATGCAACAAAATCTTTAGCAATTGCCGATGCGACTTTTGCTAATTTCAAGGGCAAAACAAAATTATTCCCAGAATTTACTGGAGATGTTGATACTGGTTCTACCGCGAGAGTTACATTAAATTCGACTCAAGGTATTGATAATGCTTTCAATTTTATCAATGATGCATTTAAGTATGTTGCAGATAACAATAAACAATGGGCCGATGATAAAGATAGTCCTTTCGCACAAATTGCTGATAGTAAGTGGTATAAAACTTTAAAAGAAACTGATTATACTAAACAATCAACCGTGCATTTAGGCGGCCGCACTTTTGGTGTTTATGCCGCAGTTAATGATAACACATATTTGACCAAAGGCGCGGAACTAAATCAGAAACAAATTACAACTTCAACTTCACAAGTAGATGTTGGAACTTTTGTTACAGACTTAGCAATTCAACCATATATGAAATCAAGGCAAATTTTATTTGCTACTGAAGGCATGAGACCTTCGACAGTCATGTATTCTTTCTTTGATGACACAGCAGTTAACAAATACATTGTAGTGCCAAACAAAGTTACATTGAATGCTAATACAACTTTGATTTCCGGCGAATCGGTTCTCATAGCAAATACTGTTGGAGATTTGGCTGCTAACTTAGTGAGTCTATTGTCTGGAGGAAATTCATACGATGCTGGTTTCGTTGTAATAAGTGAACCCGGGTCAGCCAATGTTTCTATTATTAATGAAACTGGCAAGCCTCTTTCCGGTAAATATGTTTATGGATTAGACACCAGTAAATATTATACAGTATCATCCGTTAATGACCATCGTTCTGGTGTAACAAGAGGTGTTACAGCTACAACTATTACTCTTGCTTCCGATGCACCTGCGTATTCAATAGTTGGAAATACGATTACTATTATTCGTTCAACTTCATCATTTGAAGGAGTGGGAGCACAATTCACGGTAACAGCATACGATACCAGCACAAAAGTTGCTACAGTAAGTGGCGCAAGTACATACGCTGGCGGAACATATATCTATAGCTTTGGCACAAATATGTCCAATAAACTTGGACAAGTTGGCGGTGCGTTCTATATGCCGAAAGCAACATTCCGTTCTGGCGAAAGAAACTTTCGGATTACTGAATCTTTTAATAATACGTATGACGCAGATTCAATTTCTTTCTCGGACAAAACATACAATGCAACTGGTTTAACTGTAAACAAAACAACTCTTGTTGACACTGTATTGAATGTTGATGTTGATAGAAAAATTGTTGGCATACAAACTTCAGATAGACTAGTTGGTTCAGTAGCCGCAGGACAAGAATTGTTAACAACTTATCAGGTAGGAGGAACTGATCCTCTTGCACAAACATTCTTTGTTGATCCAGTTACATATCCACAAGGTTTGTATTTAAGTAGTGTTGATTTATTCTTTAAAGCAAAAGATGATGGTAATTTGCCAGTAACAATGCAAATTCGCCCAACAGTAAATGGGTTTCCTTCTTCAGATTTCTGGTATCCAGAATCTGTTGTGACTAAGTATCCTTCTCAAATCAATGTTTCTGAAACTCCGAGTGTTTCGGATAACAGCACAGCTACTAATTTTGAATTTAGTTTCCCAGTATATTTAAAACCAGGTCAATATGCATTAATTGTTTTGGCGGATACTCAGGAATATATTGTTTGGGAAGCTGAAAAAGGTGGAACAACTACCAACAATGAGTACGTGGATAAACAACCATATATGGGAACTTTGTATAAATCACAAAATACCGCAGAATGGACTCCGTTTATTAATGAAGACTTGATGTTTAGATTAAATCGTTGTGTTTTCACAACAAATAGCAATGCAACATATTACTTGAGAAATCAATCATTATCAAATAGCACAAACTATGACAAATTAAGATTGAATACAAAATCAATTATACCAGATCCTAAAGTTACTTCATTGACACATAGTATTGCTACAACTACAACTTTGGGAACAAAAGAATCTTCATTTAGAACAATTTCGCCTGGCCAAATATATGATTTTTCTAACGATGACTTATATCAAATTGGTCTTCGCAGAAAGAAAATGTTTAATGCAAATGATTTTACATTGAAACTTGAAATGACAACAACAAGCGATGCGGTGTCTCCGGAATTCTCAATGGAAGCCGCTTCTGTAAATATATGGGAAAACTATATTGACAATGCAGAAATCAATTCTGAAGACTTCACTATCATTGCCCCCGGCAGAGGATACAATAACGCAAACTCGATTATTATCACAAGTTCATCTGGTACAGGAGCAAATGCAAACGTAACTGTTGATGGTAATGGTAATGTTATTGCAATTTATGTTACATCGCCAGGATCAGGCTATTTGGATGACTTTACTATTTCATATCCAGATACTGGCAATTCAACCACAGTTACATCTAATGCAGTTATTGAATTGAATAGTGAATATGATTCTTCTGGTGGTCCATGTCTAGCACGGTACATCACTAAGCCAGTTAAGTTAGCTGATGGATATGATGCTGGTGATTTGCGTGTATTTCTTGGCGCAAACAAACCTGGATCTTCGGAAGTTTCTGTATTCTACAAAGTATTGTCCGACAGCGATGCAACACCATTTAAAGATAGACCATACGAAAAAATGGTTTGTATTAATCCTACTGTAACATCATCGCCCGATAATGAAACATTCCGCGATTATGAGTATCGCCCATCGGCTACAACAAATGCAATTACATATGCAGGAACAAATGGAGTAACATATAATTCATTTAAAACTTTTGCTATTAAAATTGTATTGACTTCTAGTGATCCAGCGATTGTACCAAGCGTTAAAGACTTGCGTATCATCGCAACTCCAGCCGAGTAATCATGTTTGTGAAAGTTGAAGGTACCAATTTTATTAAAGATATCGGCACAAACGCCCTGTTGATGACTGGACGGAATGCTTTGGCTGAAAATGAAGCAAGGAAAAAACTTGCTGATAGGATGAATGGTAAAAATAATGAGATAAATAACTTGAAGAATCAGGTAGAAGAACTATCTTCTGATATGAAGGAAATTAAGTCCCTACTAAACGCATTGCTGAAACAGAGTAAAGAATAATGGCACTCAATAACATTACAAGAACAAATACAATTGATGAATGGCGCATTCAGACTAATTTGGCAGCCAATGCGCTTAATCAAATTGAGACTGGTAATTACAATAAAACTAACGGAACATTCACCATTTCTTCAAATGGTGCATTGTCTATTACCGCTCAAGGAACTCCGCTTCAAGTTTCAAATAATGCTCTAATCGGCACCCAACTTACTGTTGGTAAGGATATAGTTCTTGGTTCAGAAGTATCTCAAACAGGCAATCTTTCTGTTGGTAATACTGTTTTCATTTATGGCGGCGGTGGTCCAGGTGTTGGGGAATCACACACTGGTCTTTATGTTGCGAATAATATAATCTCTAATGGCAGTCTTGTTATTAAAAACACTATTGTAGCAAATAATCTAACAGTAAATTCAAATGTAGTTGTTGTTGGTACAGCAAACGCAGGATTTCTAGGTGTAGCAAATAGTGGTTATGTTGGCACAACTCTAACAGTTATTGGAAATACAGCAGTTGGTAATTTGACAACTGCGAACTCGGTTGTTGCTGACAACGCTAGATTTACCAGTAATGTAACTGCAACCGAAGCAACGGTAATTACAATTAATGCAACCAATGCAAGAATTTCTGGAAATGCAAACGTTGCACATGTGACTGCTACAGGATCTATTGTCGCTGACAATGCAAGAATTACTGCGAATGCAACTGTTGCACATGTGATTGCTTCTGGATCTATTGTTGCTGATAATGCTAGACTTACTGCAAACGCCACAGCAACTGAAGTAACAGTAACAACAATTAATGCAACTAATGCTAGAATAACAGCAAACGCAAACGTTGCACATGTTACTGCTACAGGATCTATTGTTGCTGATAATGCAAGAATCACAGCAAATGCTACGGCAACTGAAGTAACTGTGACAACTCTAAATGCAACCAATGCTAGAATTTCAGCAAACGCAAACGTAGCACATCTAACATCTTCCAGCTCCGTTGTTGCGGACAGTTTAAGAATAACAAGCGCAACTGCTTCCGCTAATATCAGCGGCAATGTTATCGCAGGAAATGTAAATACTCAAGGTATGGTGTATGCTGGATCTTTAGTATCTGGCAAAACGGATGTTGGTTCTTTGAGAGCTACATCTTTTGAAACAACTGGCAGCGGTGATGCAACAATTGGTGGTAAATTAACGGTGCAGGGCGATTTTGTGTTGTCTGGTGATATTGTTTATGATACCGATGTTCTCGCTATTAGCACAGTAACTCCAGTTACAACTACTGGGGCTGCTTACTATGGTGTATTCAGAGGAAATACAATTGGTGGAGTAGCTGGTCATAATGGTCTTTCAGATTCTGACGCTAATGCATATATTCGCTGGAGTTCATCGGCCAACAACTGGCAAATTCGTGATGTATTCAATTCAGATTTAACATCACAATATTCTAAAATACTTACCGCAAATCTAATTACAACAAGCACTGCATCGGTAAGTAATAACGACTTTGCATCTTCATGGTTAATGAAAAACTATGTTGATAATGCAAATACGAATCTAAAGAGTTATGTAGACACAAGTGCTATTCAAACGGCGGCGGCAAACGCTGGATTACTTGGTATTAATTTAAGCGCAAACATTGGTGCAGGCTTGATTACTGCAACTTTAGCTGGTCAAGCAAACGTGGGTTCTGCGGTAATCACAATTGCTGCAAATACTGGTGCAACAAGCATTGCTCTAGCAAATGAGATTACCAATAGACAAGCAAATACTGGTGCAGTAAACATTGGTTTAACTAATGAAATTACCAACAGACAAGCGAACGTGGGTGCCGCTGTAATCTCAGTCACAAATGCTTATCAAGCAAACACCGGGGCTGCCCTAATTAGTGCGACAAGTGGTTATCAAGCAAACACAGGTGCAGTAAACATTGGTTTAACTAATGAAATTACCAATAGACAAGCGAACGTGGGTTCTGCGGTAATCACAATTGCTGCAAATACTGGTGCAACAAGCATTGGTCTAGCAAATGAAATTACCAATAGACAAGCGAACGTGGGCGCGGCTGCAATTAGTGCAACGAGTGCATCTAATTTATCATCGGGCACTGTTCCTGCGGCAAGATTTCCTGCTTTTAGTGGCGACATAACAACTGTCGCAGGAGCTGTAGCAACAACTTTAGCAACAGTAAATTCAACTACAGGATCATTTGGCAGTGCAAGCGCGGTGCCTGCAATTACTGTTAATGGAAAAGGATTAGTTACTTCGGTGACGAGTACATCAATAGCAATTTCTTCCGGCGCAGTTTCTGGATTAGCATCTTCGGCAACTACAGATACAACAAGTGCGACTAACATTACATCCGGCACTTTGCCGGTGGCTAGATTATCTGGAAGTTATACGGGTATAACTGGCGTTGGAACTTTAGCGGCAGGATCAATTCCCGTAGGTTTAGTTTCTGGACTAGCGTCTTCGGCAACTACAGATACAACAAATGCGAGTAACATTTCTTCAGGAACATTACCATCAGCTAGAATTTCTGGATCATATACCGGAATAACAGGAATAGGAACTTTAACAACAGGATCAGTTCCAAATAGTTTAGTTTCTGGACTAGCGGCATCTGCTACAACAAACGCATTGAATGCATCAAACATTTCTTCAGGAACATTGAGTGTAGATAGATTACCTTACACAATGAATCAGGGTGTTGCAACATCTTCCTACGTTCATTTTGGAGCATTGGATGTCGGAACAGGATCATATACGGCTACATTAGGACAAATTAATGCCGCAGGATCAATTACTGCTGGTTACTCCGATGATAAACTAAAAACAAGATTAGGTAATATTGAGAATGCTCTTGATAAAGTCTCGGCTATTTCTGGATTCTTCTATGAACCAAATAAGACAGCACAAGATTTAGGTTTTGAAGTTAAGAGAGAAGTTGGTGTATCTGCACAAGAAGTTCAAGCAATTATGCCAGAAGTTGTTGTTCCTGCTCCAATAGATAATCAATACTTAACTGTTCACTATGAAAAACTTATTCCTCTATTGATTGAAGCTATTAAAGAATTAACCGAAAAAGTTGAAGTGTTAGAAAATAAAAATTAAAGATAATTAAAAGATGGCTGCATTTTCAGAAATCGTTATAGAGCAAGGCGCAACATTCAACACTACAATTAATGTTGAAGATACAGCTGGAGCCGCAATTAATCTTTTTGGTTATACTGCAAACTCCATGATGCGTAAATCATACTATTCCTCAAGCGCAACAACAATTACATCTACAGTAACTGGGACAGCAAATGGTGAAGTAACACTTACGGTGTCTGCAACTAATACTGCGGCATTAACCCCAGGCCGATATGTTTATGATGTTATTATTACATCTCCAACATCTGTAGTAACAAGAGTTGTTGAAGGAATCGTGACGGTTCTACCTTCAGTTACGAGGTAATTATGGTTACAGCTAGAATCAATACTCCAGGAGTGATTGGTAAAGTTGCTGTTCGCCCAAATCAAAGAACAACAATTGCAGATCCAAAGTTTACACCTAAACCTAATGTTGGTTTAGTTGAATTGTTTGATACTGCTATTGACCAAGCGGAGGAAGGCGACATTATTACATATGTCTCCAGCACTGGAAAGTTTGAAAATCAACCACTCGGTAACGTAAGTGTGCAAGTTCCCAGAATAAATGGTGGGTTTTTTTGACTTACCAAATTCATAAATAGAATAATAAGAAGATTCCACAATTAAGGAACGATAATGGCAAATACAGTAATTCAACTAAAATATTCAACAATAACCAACAAACCGCCTACACTTAACGTAGCGGAACCAGCATACTCTAGTGTATCCGAAACTCTTTGGATTGACAATGGAACAGCGGTTGTAGCCATTGGTGGTAAAGCATACACCGATAAAATTGATGCCGCCGCTTCGGCCGCGACTGCTAACGTCCTTGTTAAGCGAGATACCACAGGTAACGCATCGTTCAATTACATTACTGCTAACATTGTTGGTAGTATTTTCGGTAATGCTACAAGCGCAGATAAGTGGTTTACTCCTAGAAATCTTGGAGTTGAGGGTGATGCAAACGGTGTAATTTCAGTTGATGGTACAGCAAATGCTAACATTCCATTAGTTCTTGGTAATTCTGGTGTGGCTGCTGGAAATTACGGTTCTGTAACACAAATTCCTACTTTTGCTGTAGATTCAAAAGGTCGTATCACATCAGCATCTAACGTATCAATTTCCACAACATTAAATATTGCTGGCGATACAGGAACAGATGCTGTAGCACTTGCTACAGATACCATCACATTCAAAGGTGGTGATGGTATTACATCTAATGTTTTTGCGGCAAATACAACAGTTATTCTTGATGTTGATAATACAGTTCTTAGAAATTCAGGAAATCAATTTATCTCCGGCGACTTGTCATTAACAGGAAGTTTGTTTGTTGCTGGTAATACCACAACAGTGGATACTACAACAATATCAACAGCAGACTCTTTAATTAGACTAGGCGCAAATAACACAGTAAGCGATGTTCTAGATATTGGTTTCTATGGCAAAGCAAATACAGGCACAGAAGTAACTCATCACGGTCTTGTTCGTAGAGCAGGAACTGGTAATGACTTCTTCTTGTTCAAAAATTTAAATACTGATCCGACAGCAAACGTTCTTGCTACAGGTTCAGTAACGGCTGCTAATACGGCTACCTTGAGAGCTAACCTAACTGGCGGTATGATTTCCGGTCTTGCTAATACCATTGGCGTTGTTGATGGTGGTACTGGAGTAGGTACATTTGTTGTCGGTAGTATTTTAGTTGGCGATGGAACAAACTCATTAAAAGTACTTGCTAATACAGGCACTGCAGGAGCATATGGTTCTGCATCTAATACATTAATTGTTACCACAGATGCGTATGGTCGTGTGTCAGCTATTACAAATAGTGCAATTCAAATTGATGCTTCAAACATCGTATCTGGTAATTTAGCAATTAATAGAGGCGGCACAAACAACGATTCTTACACAACTGGTGCCGCAGTATTCTATGATGGTACTGCAATTAAGACATTAGCAAATACTGGCACAGCAGGAACTTATGGTTCAGCATCTTATGTTCCTGTTGTTACAACTGATGCATTAGGCCGTGTTTCTGGTGTAAGCAATACTGCAATCAATATTGATACAAGCGCAGTTGTTTCTGGTACATTAGGTATTGCAAGAGGTGGTTCAGGAGCATCTTCATTCTCAGTTAAAGGTGTTATAGTTTCTGATACATCATCAACAACTGGTGCATTGTCTGCTTTGACTTCACCGACCGAAGGTCACCTATTACAAATTAACTCATCTGGAGCACCAACTTTTGCACACCTAAATGGTGGAACATTCTAAATTATAATGAAAGGATTTTATTATGGATGTGAGATTACAAAATGCTTATGTAGAAGTTTTG